TGAACGCTGATTAAATCACCAAGTGCAGCCGAGGCAGTAAGTGCAAAGCCGATAATATAACCGGTTCCGGTTACTCCACGACCAAGCGCGCCAGCTGTAATTGCATCATTGACAGCAACAACGCCGCCAGCTTCTACAATTGCAATGCCTGTGTTTTGAACGTCTAGATTATTTCCGATATCAGCACCGCAAAGCGTAACGCCTGCATGACCATCAACGCCATTGATTGAATATACGATTGTCCCTGCGGCAAGTGATTTAACAATGCGATTAACTGCAATGTCATCAGCACCAGCAACAGGAGTTACAGCCGCATCCACTTTGTAGTTTTGGATTTCGGCAGCTTTTGTTTCTCGATAAGCTTGAGCCATAATAAATTCCCCCTGAATTGGTTAAAATTTAATTATGTTTGAGTGTAAAAATTAATGCAAGAAAAAGTTTAATGATTCTATATACTTACAATGATTAAATGATTAATCTTTTTTAGGAATGATTAATCATATGTTTATTTTTTATCGATAATGCACTGGCTGATTGATCTATCTGAGTAAACGTTGATCGTTTTCAGGCATGAGGCATAATATTGTTGGCAGTCAAGTTGTTTGAATTCAATGACATTGATGTCTTCTAACCCTATCATGACTTGAACGTTAAGCTGACAAAGCATAGCGATTGCAAAAAATATGCTTGTCATTTAAACTTGTGACGCTTTCTGTTTTTGAATCAAAAGATCATCAACAATCTTTTGTTTTTCCAAAATGTACATTTCTCTATCTTCTTTTGTTCGTATTTTTAAAGCCATATCAGACAAATTCTTCATTTTTTCTAAAAGGTTTTTTTTATATTCAGCATCCATATTTACCCCGCTGTAAATAAACAAGCGCAACTTAAACCTGCGCCAAAAGTGGCCGCTACTGCTGTTATGTCTAAATTAAAATAATCACCTGCAAAAACTTGTTGAGAAAAATTTGATGTGATTGTTATATCGCCAGCTACAAATGTAGCCCCTGATGCTGCTATAGGCGTGCCTCTTTGTAACAACCTACAACTTAACGTACCACCTGCGGAAGTGGGGGTTGCAAGCGTATAGCTTACTTTGTTTAATAACCAGCCATCCATGTAATCCGGAATGGAAAAACAATATTTAGATGCGCCAGAACCATTATGAACTGTTCCAATAAAATCATACATTACGGTAAAAATCTTATTGTTAAATCTTGAATCCGTTACAACGTTCCAGTAAGAACCTCCCGCAAAATCAGAGCAAAACATAATATGAAGGCTTTCACCTGGATTTTGTAAAGTTATTTCTGAAAAAGTCTGTCCACCATATCGAATGTCTAAACCATTTCCATCAATGATAACATTATCTATTGGTGAAATAATTTGGGATGCATCAAAAAAATAAAATACCTTTGTGCTGCTAACCGAAATATTAGCAAGAGGTAAATTTATTCTTACGCCGCCAGTTATATCTCGAAATGTTATCGTATCGTCTGCGTAATCCATATTATAGGTTGAGCCAATGGACGCAATATCATAGCTGAGAACTTGCAACAATCTTGACATTAAAGCACCCCTTCAATTTTCACCCTAAAGCCCGAGTCCACAAAATGATTGTTGAAACTCATTAGGTTTTTTGCTTTATCAGAATCGTGTCCAGTATTTGTGATTAACGAGTGCATTACTTTAAATTTTACAATTTCATTTGTGGAAAGTATACAATCAATATTGTTCACAGAATACCCTTGAGCAAGTTCAAAAATAATATCCAAATTCTCAAGTATTCCAACATTTACAGAAAGCATGCCCGCAATATTTAAATAACTTCCTGATATGTTGATATAAGATTTCCCAGATGAATATTCCTTTAAGTGGATATTTTGAAAAAATAATCCTATTTTTTCATAGTTGCCTTCAAATCTACAATGTGAAGCGTTTTCAACCACGATGTTTGGCATGTCTTCTTCTGTGCTACATGTTCCCTTTGAATGCCAAAAGTAATTATCTGTTTGATTATTTAAAGTATTATTTATCACAGGGTAATTTGTTAAATCGTCTCTGGTAGAAAGGGATGAGCCGTCCCATTCGCAATATCCATTACCCATGTTAAACCCATACGCATTCAACAAGTAAAGATTTGCTTTTACTTTTAACGTCCTTGAATTAACCCCACCTGTAAGTCCTGTAGTGAACGCGCTTATGCCTGAAGCCGCTGCGTAAGCACAATTTATTTTTGAATATCCTCCATCAATGGAAGAAATAGTAATTTGTGATTTACCAAAAGTTAAAGCGTTTGCTATTCCATTATTATTAGAAATATCTCCGCAAGTTAAAACCTCGCCATTAACTACGGATAAAGAATCAATACCTGCGTTTATATTGCACCAGCCGTCAAGGAACATTCCACCTATACCCTTTTTAAGTTTTATATTTCCAATCATTGAAGTTAGGTCGTAAAAATATTGCTGCGATGTAAATAATGGGCCAACATCTCCAAATTCAACATCTAGAAAGCAAATACCATTTGCTGGGAGCATATTTTTAAAAACAAAATTATCACAAAGAAACGAAGGGTAACCCGTGACAGTTAATGTCGCACCTGGGGACATTTCAAAAATTATATCGCCTGTGGTGTTAATTAAACCGCAACCAGGTTCAAAAACAAATGTGCTTGCTTTTGGCCCGATTAAAATTGGCGCATTAATATTATGCCCGCCTGGGAAAAAATGAATCACATCCCCAGGAACTGAAGCCGCCATAGCCGCTTCAAAAGTTGCAAATTTGTAAGAAAAAGAATGAAACTGAGCGGTTACATCGTTGCCAAAAACAGGATCAACATACCATGTTTGAGAAACAGGAATCGGAAAATTAACAGTGATTGGAGCTACAGCCAACCCATTTCCAAAAACAGAAACTCCGTCAACAAAAACGCCAGTAAATCCTACAACCGGATTTATTGGGTCGGTATTATCAACAGCAACTACACCCAATCCATTGTCGGTAACCGAAACAACACCCGCGCCACCGGCTGGATCTGCTTTCCATCCTTTTACACCCAACCCATCAACACCATAAACCGTGTTAATGCCAGGGGCTAGTAAGTCATTGACTAGCTCAATTTCATTTGCAAGTGTTCCATCGCCTTGTATGGAATTGATTGTTAACGCGGAGCCACTGGCAGCCGGTAAAGGAAAAAATCCTTTTACACCTGCTGCATCCGTGCCGTAATATTCATCATTCCCAGGCGAAAGCTCATCGTTTACTAGTTGTATTTCATTGCCAAGTGTTCCGTCACCTTCAACCGAATTTATTGTGAGTGCCGCACTACCTGCGGCTGGTAGTGGAAAAAATCCTTTAGTACCAATTGCATTAGTTCCATAATATTCATCATTGCCTGGAGCTAATTGATCGTTTACAAGTTGAACTGTCCCCGCGCCTGTGATTGGGTTCGGTGTTGCTAGGACAGAATTAATGCCAGTAATTGACGTTACCGTTCCAAGTCCAGGGGTTCCACCGCCGGACTTTCTCCATTCACCTAAAAGTACATCAACTTTATTGCCAGAAAGCGAACCCTTAGGAGTAATAACAAAGCCTATCGCTTCTTCTTCAGTTAATGCCTCAACGACAATATCTGTAAGAACTCCCGATTCTTTTACCCAAGTAAATTCGAGTAGGTCTTGGCCAGCGGTAAAGTTATTAGCGTGCGTACCTTTGGACGAAACCCACCCTCTATTCCAGAAGATGGCCATTTTGTACGCTTACTCTTTGAGGCCAAGGTGAAAACGCGCTTGAGCGTAAGAATCTGGAACGGTTAGGTTCTCATTCTTAGATCGAAGATCGGAAGCTTTCATTTGAATTTTTCTTAGCTTGTCTGATTCTTCAAGGTTTTCTGTAGAAGCTGCCACTGTGGTGGCTGTGGTAAGGCTGGAGAATTTTTTATCTCCTGCAATTTTGCGCAAGTTAGTTTCAACACTTGAAAGAATTGTGTCAAATTTAGCTTCAGGCGCGGAAACGTAAGTTTCAATGACATCCTCTGAAACTTCTGTATCAAATTTCTTAAACATTTCTTTTACGCGTCTTGCTTTCATTTGTTTTTCTTCAACCGCTTTACCATCTTTTATCATAGCAAGTTCGGCCAAAGCTGCATCAAGCTTGGTTTTTAGCTCTTCGTTTTCAGCCATAAGCGCATCCATCGCGGACGTGTCGGCTGCGGCTGCGGTGCCTTTATCGTTGCAACCACATGCGAACTCAAACGCTTCTTGTGGGCTTTCTTCTAGTAACTCTGAAAATTTCAGAAAATTTTTATTTGCTTTAGACATTTTTTTCTCCTTAATGGTGACGTTAATTGTAGATAAATTAAAGACGTGTGTACTGGTATTGTCATCAGCTCCAAGTGGAGTTAATGAAACTTCACGGATTTTTCCATTTCTGAAAATGGTCATAGGTCCGTTAACTTTTTTGCCGTTTACTACGGTAGATTTTCCAGCGGCAAGCTCTTCAACTTCTGGAACGATGAATACTGATTCTTCCATCGGGAATTCTTCTTTGGTGATGAGATTAAAGCAGTTCATGCCGTCTAGTGTTGTAGATGAGAAGTCACCGTTTAAAATGAGTTGATCTTGTTTATCGAGTGAGCCTGAGCCTACGATACGCATCGGATCATGATTGAAAAGTACGGGAATTCTTTTTTTAAAAGACATGCTTGAGATGTCAAATATGAGGTCGCCCCAATGTGGATGATCTTTGATGACCTCACCGGAATAGGCAACGCCGCGAAACTTTCTAGTTTCGTTGTCCGTAATTGAAAGATCCTGAGCCAATTTAAAACAAAGGTCTTTCTTAGTGACTTTCAATGTATTCATTTCCCCGCTCCATCCTTACATATTATTCGTCTTTAACAAAATCTTTTTTAGCAATTTTCCACCAATCCGAAACATCATCGTTTTTATCTAAGAGTCTAGCAATCGCAACTTGGCGAATCGCGAGCGGTAACAGCTTGACTCGATCACGATAAAGCTTAGTTATTGCAGCCTCAGGATCGCGAACGTTAAAATCAAAACCGTCATCAGGTTTGGTGTTGTCGCCGATATCATCTTTCGGAGTTAATGGATTATCTTCCAAATCTTTAGCGTCTAAATTTAAAACAATACACCTACAATTAAAGCCAAGCGGTGGGGTGTTGGTTTTCCAAAATGGGTCGTTGATCGGTAGTGTAATTCCATCGTTCGCCGCATGATTGGGGCGCGTGGCATCGTCAAGCGTGGCTTGGTACATAAGGTATTCCAACGTTTCGGAATTAATCCCGACTTGAAGCCGCCCGTTATTGTATTGGGTGGTCATGTTTGTGCGAAAGACAGTCTCTTTTTGAGCCATAGCCAGGGACTGAAAGTCAGTATCTTGAAGAGCCGCCGACCACTCATCAAAGCTCTGACCGTTTTTTTCAGCCGTTTCTAGTGAATCTAAAATGCTTTGAATGGTGGTTGCGCGGGAAAGGTTCGAGACTGTAAAAGCCATGCGCCTCAGCTCTTGCGGAAGATCGTTATAGTATACGTCCGGTAAAACGACTTCACGCGTGGCTTGATTTAAAATGTTTTTATAAGTGCCGTACTTAATCGCCTTGGGTGCCATGGGTAAACCCTTCAACGTTGGCCATTAGTAAGGCTTTTGTAACATCGTCTTCAAACTTGGTTGAATCTTTTCCCATTAAAATGCTTAGCTTTTTCTCAAGGTCTTTTTTGCTTTTCGCGCTTTGGATTGCGATTTTAATTTCTTCTTCGCTAAAGGTGTTTTCGCTATTTTCAATGGCGTTTTTTTCAGTTTCGATTTGAGCGGCGGTGACTTCAGAAGGGACGGAGAACTTTTGAGCGGTAAGTTGTTTTGGTTCAATCGGGATTGATTGAATGCTTGTACTGAAAGGGAAGTTTGGAGCGGACACGGGTGGAACCAAGTTAAAATCTTCTGGATCAAGGTCATAGTTCTCCTCATAATATTTTGCCGTGTATTGAACGCCTTGGGTTAATAAAATTGCATCACGGCTAGCAAGATCGGTGTTAAGTCCCTTTTGATGTTGAAACTGAAATAGAGGAACTTCGCCTTGAAGTTCGTTGATCTCAAAATAGGAATTTAGAATATTTTGTATGGTGGATTCTAAAAGTTTACAATCCGCGATTCGCTTGTCATCCCTAACCATATTATGCACTGTGCCCAAAGCTTGAGACCCAACGTCACCGGCTCCGCTGGTTAAAGTTTGGCCAAGTATCAATCGTTGAATGCGTTCGGACAATGCTTGCTCAAAGTCTTTGAATGAAGTTCCACTAGAGCCGGACCCTTCAACTACTTTTAGTTCCACGTTTTTGTCTGTAATAACCCCGCGCGGACGCTTTGCGCCGATTAACGTTTGTAAAAAGGTTGTAGTTTGGGTGTCGGTTGTATCCGATACAGCTTGTATAAAAGGCTTGCCCCATGTTTCTAGGTATTGTATCCAAAATTCCCATGCGTTTAATCTGTAATAATACGCCGTAAATAGGCGTTGATACAGGCTTTCACCGGATGGAGAACTAAACGAAGGATTGCGAATGGTGGCAAAAAACTTATGATCAATAATTGATCGGCCAGTGTCTGAGGTATACTTGATCTCTCCGTCTTGATTGATTGAAAAAGATTCAAAAGGTTGATCTAAAACGTAATCCGGAACTAGGCGAATTCCTTCTTGCTTCCAGATAACTTGAACAACTGAATAACCATACGGAACAGCCCACCACGAGAAATGAAGAATCTGCGGAATAATATTTTTGAACAGTTCCCAGGTTTGGGTATTGACCGTTTCGTCGCCTCCAACAATCAGCCAGGGAGTAGAAACGCAGGCTTCTTTTCTGGTGTCGGTTGCCGCGCTTATCTCATCGTCCATGTAGAGCTTGCGAAGGTCTTTGCGGTTTAAGTTTTGATTGCTATCTTTGAACTCTGTCCAGTGCGTCACGCGTTGAACCGATGTGAGAGATTGACGCTCAATAGGCGTAGGGCGCGCAAATTTAAAGTAGTCAAATAGACCCATTTGGATTTTAGTATAGACTCTCGCTCATCGAAATCAAAACTCTTTTTTTATTTTTTAAATTTAATAAAGCCATGCTACACGCATCAACCGTGTCATCATGGGCCGCATTTGGAAAACCTAAAAGCTCGCTAACGACAATGTCAAAGGCTGGATCTTCCGGAATGAAAACGTTTTTAGCCTCGAACATTGGGCTTACGGCAATGACTCGGCCTTCTTTGCTGGTCTGAGGCTTCCAAAGTCTTAACCCTGTAACGTGTTTTTTGATGGTGGCGTATACCGCTGCGCCATTGGCCGCATCTTCTATCAATACGTTTTGACATTTGTCTTTGTGCTTTTCAATAAACTGTTTCACGTGGAACAGCTGTTGAGTGAAGTCGAATTGACCGCGAATCATATCTATTAAATAAAAGTTTGAATCTAACAACCCCCATAATTGAATGGCTACATAATCGGAATGCTTCTCACCTTTAAAAGTTAGATCGGCGGTTATTATGTAGTTTGGAATGGCCGCCGGTACATCTTTATACCGCTGAATCCAATCCGCTTTGATATAATATCCATCATCTAAGCAAGGCTCTTGCTGGTACAGCCCTTGAAAGACCATAGAACCAAGTTCAGCTTTCATTGTTTGAAGCATGTCTATCGGATAAAACTCAGGCCATAGGGCCTTACCTTCTTCCGAGATTGCGGGAAACTTAATGTATTCCCATTTCTCGCGACTGTTTTTTAAAAGATCCCCGATTAAATCCCCTTCATGCCACCGAGTTTGAACAATGATGATAGAACCTTTAGGCTGCAGGCGCGTGCGCAAGGTGTTCTTATACCAATCGATCACATGTTTTCGATGAACTTCCGAACGCGCTTCTTGTTCGTTCTTGATAAGATCATCAATAATAATGAGATTAGCTCCGCGACCCGTGATAGGCCCACCCTTGCCGACTGCGTAATAATTACCACCCTGCTCAAGTGAAAATCTTTTTTTACTCTTGGAAGTAATATCAATCTTATACGGAAATATGGCCTTATATTCGTCCGTCAACATTAGTTTTTTTACGTAGTTCCCAAAGTCTTCAGCAAGTGATTGATTATAGGCGGTTGAGATAATATTTTTTTTAGGATTGCGCCCCATGTAAAACGTTGGGAAGTGTTGAGAAATTAAAAAGCTTTTGCCATGCCTAGGAGGTAGAGAGACAATCAAACGTTTAGGCACACCGTCCGCAATTTGGTCTAACACTTTTGCAATCTGAATATGATGTTCGGAAGATTGAAAGTTGGCGTTGATGATGTGACAGTAACTAAGAAAGTAGCACCTTGCTAGGTCAATCCATTCATTCATTGACTGCGGTTTTCTGTGCCACCGCAAGCGCGCGTTGTTTTTGCTCTTGGGTTAGTTCATCCAAGATCGTAACAACATTTGAATCATTGTTTTGAATCTTTGGAATAATACGGTCTAGAATTCTATCAATCAAGTCCCAACGCCTAGAACCAATAGCATCAACGATCAAAGCTTCAAACACGGTAATTTTACTTTCAATTCCCAATTCTTGTGCTGATTTAATTTCTGCAACAAAATCTTTCGCTTGTGTTTGTGTGAAGTTTAAAAAGTTGGCGGCTTTATAGAAATTGCTTTTTAATTCGTCGCGTATTCTTTTCTGATCATAAGGGATTGAAGCATATTTATTGCCAAAACGATGTGATTTGACAGGTAAAGCAGAAGATTTTGGCTCAAATTCTGACTTATTAGATTTTGACATGATGTATTAAAGTTATAATAAAACAATTAACTATATTTTGCAAAACATTGTGTTATTTTTGATTTATGCTTTTTAGAAATCCTCATTTGCATAAAATCGTTCAAGAGGTCGAAAGTTTAGATTCATTAAATCTTGCTTTCCATTATCGTTTATACGGCCTTGAGCCAATCGGTAAGCAGATTATATTTGACACATTACAAAAGACCCGTAGAGGCGAACCTATGCCACTTGTATGGGATTTAATAAAGCTTATCGAACTGAATGTTCTTTTAACGACAAAATTGATCAGTGAGAGAACTTTAATTGAACTTCGCAATTTTTTAATTTCCCACATGAAAGGCCAAGATGAACCGAGAACCAACCAAGTTAAAAGCAATTGAAGTGCTCAACCAAGGATCTTTGGACGAATCCAAGTATAAAGCGTCCGTTGGGGCTTTTATTGATTTGATTATTGATCACGCTTTGTTGGAGGCGCGGGCTGAGTTTAAAGAGCATGTACGCCGTTTGGAAGCCAAGGAA